CGCTGCGCCTTATACCGATACATTCTAATCTTAAATTAGATGCAAGGCGGGGGACTAGCGATAGTCCCCTTAGCCATTTAATGATATAATTAACAATGACGAGAGGAAGTCAAATGTCATTTACAGACCTAAAAGTTACAGAACTAAGAAAAGTAGCAGAAGCTTTTGCTATTGACGTATCAACATTAAAGTCAAAGCCTGAGATTATCGCTGCAATTGAAGAAGAAGGAATTACTTATCAAATGTATTCTAAGTTTGATAGTACACAAAAAGAAGAAATTGATATTCCACAGCATGAGAAGCAAAAGAGAGAAAAGAAAATTATGAACACAGCAAATCAAGTGCTTGTAAAAATGGAAAGAAATAACCATTCGTTCCAGTTTGGCAATTATATTTTTACCGCAGAGCATCCATTTATTGCTATGTCAGAAGAAGAAGCTCAAAGAATTTTTGATTCAGAGTTCGGTTTTCGCATTGCAACTCCACGTGAGGCTCAGGAGTACTACGCTTAAAAAAAATAAATAGGGGGTGTCGTGAGTGCAAACAATCAACACAAATAGCCAGGCAAAAATATATTTACAGGTATACGATAACGGCGTGTTATCACAAGCTGATTCTTTACCGACTTTATCTATCTTTAATGCAGATAGTGATATTTATAACCCTGGCGGTGTTTTAAGCCAGACACCCCTCTATACAAATTTGTCTGCCTTTGATGAACTGCAGACTGGAATGTATTCTTTTACATTAACTCCAAATATTACTGAAATTAATCTGGTATTAGAAGTTCAGTGGTCATATTCTTTAGGCGGGATTGATGTAACTCAAACTGATTTCTATGGTATTGAAACTCCGTATGCAACAATTCCAGAGACAACAGATTTTCTAGGATATAGTCCTGCTGAAACTGATTCAAATTATATGGATCCATCAATAATTGTAAAAACTGAAAAAATGGCTAGAACCATTATTGAAGGATATACTGGTATTAAATTCTATAGGTATTATGGTGGACAAGAAATTTATGGAATTGGTGCTAATACCATCCAACTCACAGAAAAAATGCTTTCATTAGATCAAATCTATGAAAATGAAATTTTAGTTTTTGATAACACTCAAACACCAACCTATAATACTTTTGGATATAATACTGAAATTAGTCCAACAGGATATCAAATTCGTATCTGGTGGCCTGGTTGGGCAAATGGGTGGGATAATCAGATGGATCCGACCATATATGAGTATGGAAGATTCAGGGACAGATATCTTTATCGCTTCGTAGGTGAAATTGGATATAAGTATGTACCAGAAGATATCAAGTTAGCATCAATGCTACTGCAACAAGATATTTTGGCTAAAGACTATAATTGGAGAAACAAATATTTGTCTCAAGTTACTCTTAGTGAAATTACACTTAGAATGGCTGCGGGAGCATTTAACGGTACAGGAAATGTTATGGTAGATAACATTCTTGATCAATATCGTAAAGCAAATATTGTTATAATATAATGTTTAATGGAATAGATACTTCGTTTATTGGGACAACTATGAATATGAAAGCTGATGTTTATATTCAGCAAAATGTTCAAGATCCAAATACAGGTGCAATTAAGCGTGAATGGCTTTATGCTAAAACTATTCAATGTAAAATAGAGCCTATTAAAAGTCGTGGAGCATCTTCAAAAGGTGATAATAAAGCTTTTGCAAGAACCTCTGATATGGATTATGATGAGAAGATACAGCTAAAGATGTATTCGCTAGAGCTTATGAGTAAGCGTTGGCGTATTGAGAATATTAGAACTAGTGACAACCGTCAAGTTTTTGTTGAAATAGATAAAATTGATCAACCAGATACTAAGTTTGAAGTCACAGCATCACATGCAGTTCTTGACCCTTTTGGCAAGATAACATTCTATGACACAATTCTTCTAAGATCTGAGATGCAAGATGACACTAAAGCTTGAGATTGATACCAATAACCTAAAAGCAGACTTAAATGAATTTGTTGCTAGCCTAGAAGAAATGACTGGTCCTGGAGTAGTTGGAGCAATATCTCGTGCAACATTTTCAATAACTGGCGAAAGATTTATGATTGCTGCAGATAACTATGCAAGAGCAAATCCTAAGAAAATGCATCATGTTTATGAGTGGGGTAAAATAGGTAATAAAACAGGAAGACTTTTTGTTCTGGAAAGATCTTTACTTGTAAATGGAAATCTTTTAATAACTACAAACTTTTTGCCATCAAAAATGCCAGTACCCATTAATAAAGAATTACTTATCCCTGGCAGAACAGGCAAAGCAGTATCAAGAAAAAGTATTTTTGCCAATAAAGCAAAGGTTATGGAAGCAGGAACTCCAGTCTCATTTACTGCAAAAAGAGTTTTATCAATTGTTGGTAATAACGGAATAGTTTTTATAGCCCCAGGAACACAAATAAAGATTCTTCATCCAGGAGGACTAAAAACAAAAAATGCATTCGCATCATATATAGTTGAATGGTATACTAAAAATGCAGGTGCAATTATGGATTCCTCTGGACTATATGAGATGATATCTGATGAAGTGTCAATAGTCATGAGTTCAAATAATTATGGGGTCACGCAGGTTAGAGCAGCAGTAGAAAGTGTTGCTGAAAAGTTTGATAAAGGAGCGAATATTAAATGACAGTAGATTATTCATATGTTGCAGCATTTGATGTAAGAAATGCTATATGGACGGAATTACAAAATGCAGGTCTATTAAATTCTAAAGATTATATGGCTGACGGATTTAACTATCCACTAGTCCCTATTATTCCTTCCCAACAAGTTCCAGAATTTAATAATTTGCTCCCTGGGAAAACATATATGACTTACGATATTATTCAAAAACCAGTCGGGCCACAATGGTGGATTTCAGAAGAAACTATGGTCATGCAAATAATATCAAGAAGTAATTCTGAAATATTGACAATCATTAACTTTCTAACAGATCTTTTTAGAAGATATGATCTATCTGCACTTGACGTAAATAGCCTAGCACAGTCAAATAATAGTCCTTTTAAGTTCTTTAATTTCAGGATAGAATCAGCAAACCCTGTTCAACCATTTATAGATGAAGGCGGGTTTATGAGCGGAGACTTCTCCTTTATATACACGTATACACGCTCGGTAGATCAAGGACCTAATAATACAGGTAGATATATCTAAAATTTGAATTATATCTCTTTAGTGATATGATTTTGTATGAGGAAGCAAGTTGTCATCTTGTTTTTAATTCAAAAATAAATAAGGTGGTGAAATAAATAAATGGCTACAAATACAAAAAACGTAATCGTAGGTGCAGCAGCACTCTTTACTAGCGTTGGTAACAGCTCTAATACTTTTGGTCGTCCAGCTACAGATTCAACAACCCTTGGTTCTCTTTTTGCAGCAAGCACACCCGCACGTCAGAGTCTTCTCGCATCAGCAGGAGGAGCTAACGGCGGATATCGTGAAGTAGGCTACACAAATACAGGACTTGAGATTTCATACGAACCAACATATGGTGATGTAGTAGTTGATCAACTTCTAGATTCAGCTCGTCTGTTCAAGCAATCACTTAAGGTTCTCCTTAAGACAGAGCTTGCAGAAGCAACTCTTGAAAACCTACAGTTCTCATGGGGTCAAATGGATACTTACTTCGCAGCTACTACTGCAAGCACAGTTACATCAGTCCCTGCATTGGTAAACAATGATGCAACAATTGGAACTAACGATAACCCAGCAGCAGCATTAAATATTGCAGCAGGTGCCCTTGGTGATGCTCCAGTAGAGCGTGTAATAATTGCAGTTGGACAAGCTCCACAGCAAATTGGTACATCCGCTCAGTTCGCAGATCCAACAGTTGGAACTGGTTCAACAGTAATCACTCCAAATGCAGCGTCTTCTTATGCTAGCATTAACCGTAGCAAAGAGCGTGTCTACGTGGCACGTCGTGTTGTTTCAATTGATACAACAATGCATGCTTTGAAGCGTGATGGAGCAACAGTGTTCCCAGTGAACTTCCGTTGCCTACCAGATTCTGCTTATGCTTATGCAGGTTCAGAATATGGTGTTGTTATTGACCGTGTATTCGGCGTTAACTAATAACTAAATACAACTTAATATAGAATTTCAAGCCCCGTCAGAAATGGCGGGGTCTTGAATTTGCTCATACAAACAATCTTGGTATAATTTAACTAATAAACAAGGGAGATATAAATTGGCAACAACAGTATATGATGTAGTAGAGATTGAATTGAGTGACGGAACAAACGTCATTCTAAAACCGCTACCTATTAAACAGCTTAAGAAATTTATGGCTGTTATTAAAGAAATGGAGC